GGCGCTGCTCTCGTAGACCCGAATGATGCCGTTGTAGGTGTCCTTGAAGTTGCAGTACTCGCCAAACCCCCTGGAGTTCAGTGTTTTCATGGTCAGAACTCGTAGCCGTTCTCAGCCATCTTCTTCGTCCACGCCGTCTGGCGCTTGGCCGACTTGGGCGGCGCGTAGACCTGCTTGTTCTCGTCAACGAAGCCTGCGCGGTTGACCTGGCCCAGACGGCCCTTGCCCTGCTTGCGCATCAACAGCGTGGTGGGGCTCAGCTTGATTTTCTCGCTCATGGTGGTGTTTCCTTGTGGTACTGCGGGGTTAGTCGTTGCGGAGGATTTGGATGACCATCCCCGACCGGATGACGAGCAGGCCGCTCGCAATCGTGGTGATTTGAAGGAATCGAAGGGTGTGTTCGAGGGCCTCACTGATGAAGTACACGCCCAGAGAAATCATGGCGACTTGGACGACGAAGGCCATGAAACCCGCGATGAAATTTGCTTGACTGTCGGTCATTGTTACTCCATATCGTACTGCTGTTCTTGTGCGTTGTTGAGTTCTTCGACCATGCCGACGACCCGCTGAGCGGCGACGACCCAGTTGCGGGGCTCGGCCGAGAGGTCGAGTTCGGCCAGTGCGTCCGAGGCCCACTCGTTGAAGGCACGCTTGGGGTTGTTGGGGCGGGCGAACTTGAAGTAGTCGCGAACGGCCTGGGCCTGAAGGGCACGGTACGCATCGCGGAGCATCGGGGTATCCATCTCGTTGAGGTTCATGGCGACCGTTATACACTAAATCGAGGAGGACTGCAAGGGCTTGTTGAGGATTTCTGCGATTGTCTGGAGGTCTGCGGTCGTGACCGACTCCGCGCTGCCGTAATTCCCGAAGACCGCCCGAATCTTCTCAAGCAGCGCAGGTCTGGTCACGTAAATCTCGACCAGGTTCTCGCGGCTCGAATAGGCACGGGCCTTCGAACCGTTGGCTTTGGCCTCGACGTACCTCTCTGAGTCCTTATTGACGATGAAGGTGTAGGTCCTTTGCCCCTTAACCATGTTGCCAGCCCAGTCGACGTACTTGAAGGTGACCTCGACATCGAAGTACTTGGTCCCGGCCTTCACGACTTCGCCCTCCACGTAGAGGTCGTCGACTCGGTTCTCCTTGGAGATGTCGTGGCTGTCGCGGGGGATCACGAACATCTTTTGTCCAATGACGGGCTTGCTCATGGGTCACCTTATACACGACTAAATGCCCGCCGTCAAGCCTGCATCGTAATCTGTGATGTCGAGAGGTTACGATGCAAATCACCCAGAACGAAATTGAGTTCAAGCGGAAGGTCGGCAAGTCCGGCTCCAGGGACATCTACCACGTCAAGACCCGTGGAGGTTTGCACGTCATGGCCCGTTCTGACGGTACTGTGCTTGGTGCTGGTCCCCACAGGGCTGTCGCTCGCCATCTGGCCCAGAAGTTCGAGCCTGAGGCCGAATGGACTGAACTGAGCAAGTCCGACCACGTCGACTTCGAGGTCTTCGAGCATCTCGTGCCCAAGTACGAAGACATCACCATCAAGATGCGTGCCATCCAGGAAGACTAAATGTCACGTCGACCAGTCAACGACCTCATTACGGAAATCCCTCCGCATCAAATCAGCTTTGACGCAGAGGCGTTCGATGATGCTGTCCGCTCCCAGGGTGTCAGGCTCGTGCATTACGCTGCGACCAGGTGCCCCGTCGGCATGACCGACATGGACGAAATCCGTCGGCCGCACCCTGACCACGAGGGCTGCACCAACGGGTTTTTGTACACCAAGACCGGCACGATTACCGCACTGTTCACAGGTAACTCGAAGCACAAGAACCCTGAGGAAATGGGGTTCTGGGACGGCTCGACCGTTCAGGTGACCTTCCCCCGCCAATACGATGAGACCGGCGAGCCAATTTTCGTCGCGCCCTTCGACCGGTTCTACCTCGAAGAGGAAGACATCGTCGTCCCCATTTGGCAGCTATTCATGCACCACGAGTCGGGCATTGACCGCCTGAAGTACCCCGTCGCCCAAATCCAGCAACTCATTGATTCGGCTGGCTTGCGGTACACCCAGGGCTCTGACTTCAGCGTCACGTCCAGTGGTGAACTCCGTTGGACTGGCCGTCGACCCATCCCCAACCTCGACCTGGGCGGACCCGCTCCTACTCGCGGTGCTGTGTGCTCGGTACGGTATTTGTATCGACCGTATTGGTACGTCGGCCAAATCGTCCATGAACTCCGTGTGACTCAGATTTCCGATGGTCCCGACAGGTCCATCCAGCGCATGCCTCAAGCCGTGGTTCTGCATCGTGAATACGTGGCTTTGACTCGTGAGCAAGAAGAGCCCGGCGAACCAGGCGGTGCGATTGACGCAGACGCCATGCGCAGGGTACTCGGCCCGTCTTCTGGCGGCTTTAGCCCTCGGTAATCTTACAGCCATGAAAAAGAGTGCGGTCGATTTCCTAACAGACGTGCTCGGTGCAGAGGGCGCGAAAGCGCTTTCCAGGACCGCGACCAAAGAGCCAGCGCTCGGCGCCTTGCTCGTACCCAGGGCTGCCCTGGCCTGGATTCACCAGACCGACGCTTTCGAGGGTGTTGTTCCAGGAATACCGAACTCTTACCTCAAGTTCCAGAAGTCCGAGTCGGGGCTGACTGGAATCGTCACCCTCCCTGAGTTGAACTATGAATTCGCTGGCACGACACCTGAACACGTTGCGGCTGCACTTGCTGTTACAGTGGGTTCAGATTTATCCGAGATTGGTGCTATTCGTGACGTGACCTTGTCGCGCCTCGGCAAGTCCATTGAGGTCCTGGTCAAGGCCCAGACCTTCGCTCGCACCCTCGCCAAGAAAATCCTTGACCCGGCCGTTGGCTACAACCTCCGTGAAGAAGAACTCGAAGACGGCCTCAGGGTACATGCATACGACCGACACGGCAAGCACCTCGCTTCGGCCTGGTTCCAGAACCAAGAAAATCAGTTGACCCCGGTCAATACGGACACCAACGAAGAAGAAGAGGATGAGGGCCTCAAGCAAGCGCTCTACGACCACGCCAAGAAGTTCAGCGGCAAGAACATCAAGAAGACGGAGCTTCCTGGGGCTACCCACAAGCCGAGTCAGCAGCAGGGCCCACAAGAACCCACAGCGCCAACCAAGCAGCCGAAGATGACCAAGCCCAAGCTCCCCAAGGTTCCGGCCTTGAAGGTCGAGAAATCCGAGGCTACCAAAGAGTGCCCCATTTGCGGCGGTACCCAGTTCCAGGGCGGCAAGTTCCGTGGGTGCCTGTGCCACCGAGACCTGGCCAAGCATGTCAAAGCGACCTCGTACTCTGACGGCGTGGTACTCGAATTTAGCTCGCGTGAGGCCTTCGTGGCGTTCCGCAAGATTTTGAAGGACTGACCCATGCAAGGCAAGTGGCAGAACCGCCAGATTTTCAAGGACACCCACAAGGACGACCTTGAACGTCGTGCTGCGCTCAAAGAGTTCGAAGATGGCATGCCCCGCAAGCAGGCCGAAGATGCAGCCTACCAAGAGTACCTGACTGAGCACCACTCGGCCGCTGCAGCGCACCATTTGAGAGGTCTACGAGCAGCCCAGGCCTCAGGCGACATCGACGAGGCCCGAATCCACGGTGAGGCTTACCACCAGCATATGACCAAGCTCGGCCACGATTCCATGGACCAAGTCCCCGATTCCATCGCCAAGCTCGTTGAAGACGAAGGCAAGCCCAGACACTACAAGTTCAAGGCACACGCCGCTGACGCCTTGCTGATGAAGGAGGACTCCGATGGCGAACCTGAAGACCAAAAGACTGTGGGATGAAGCCTGGTCGAAGCTGAGCAACTTCTTTTTCACACCTAGTGCTTTCGTTGAGTCGCCGTTCGGTGCAGGTCCCGTGGAAATCACGGAGCCCATGACGCTGTACGTCGCGACGACCGGCAACGATGCCAATCCGGGGACGGCGGACCTGCCGTTTCGCACTATCCAGGCCGCATTCAACTCGCTGATTGGCAAGTCCCTGCTTTCTAAGGTCAGTATTTTGGTGGGGTCTGGAAGCTTTAGTGCATTCAGCCTCGACTTCAAACTCCTAAAAACACCGTTTGGTAGTACCAAATCCGATAACGATTACGGTGTCAGTATCGAAGGTACACTCGCCCCGGCGACGCTCACTACCGGTACGACGACAGGAACTACTGGTCCTTCGGATACGGCGATAGTGGACCTTGCTGGTGTCCTAACGGCTGTTACCCAAAACTGGACGGTAGACGAACTAAAGGGCAAATTCATCCGTTGGACCACAGGTGGTGCATCCGGCACCTACCCAATCCTCGCCAATACAGCGACAACGTTGACGTATGCCATTAACAGCCCGTTCAACAACTCCACTTACGAAATCGTTGAGTGCGCGACCAACATCGACACTGGCTCGGTAACTCCGTTTGCGTCTTCGACGACCGCCGATCAGTTTAGAGTGATTTTGGCTAACAACCCTGACTTTCGCACAACGAACAACAACGCCGTCCAGTTCCTGAACATCACCAGCCCCCCTACTACGAACGCCAAAGCCGCACTTTTGTTCGGAACTGTGCAGATGACATCGTGTCGACTGCAAAAGAGCGCTATCGGATCAACACCTGTTCTTCAGATGGCAGGTCACAGACCGGCCCTAATACGCTGTATGGTTCAGGCGGACGGGACGAACGCGATCGGTATCCAGTTTAGCGGTTCGGTTTCAGACGTAAGCGTGAATTCATGTTTCATCAATGCGTCGACCACTAACAATACGCTCGGGATAAATACCCTGAACGTCCAAAACGGAATTTCTGTAAACCTAAGTGGCAGTACTACGATTTCCGGCTTCGGGGTCGGCGTATCGGCGAGTGGCGCTCCTGCGCAGCTTAACACCGGAACTGCTACTCGATTCATTAACTGTACGACCGCAATTTCTTTGGGCGTCAACACGAACCTGCATCACTCCAGTATGGCGTGCATCGCGTACTTTAGCGGCTGCGGTACTATCGCCTCTTTAACCGGCCCTATGTTTTTGCACTTGGCGGCAGGCACGACCGGTGTAACGAATACGAACGGCGCTGTATTGGCTCAAGGCGCTCGCTGCAAAATCGCAGCCACTACTACGCTGGGTGCCTCTACTGAGCTTTCTGTCGATGGCGTCACAGGAACCCTTGCTACCATGCGCGGGAACTCACCTAAGGTCTTCCCCTTGACACCGAACGCCTACGGCACGTATATTTACGAATGAACAAAATCTGGCTCATCGTGCTTCTCGCAGTCTCGGCTTGTGGGCCTGTGCCTACCACTACCAGGTGTGGCCTGGGCATGCTAGAGCAATCTGCTGACTGGCTCACCATCGAGAAGGTCCAAGAGGCCGAGGACCGAATTCTCCAGTTCGTTCAAGGCATTAGCGACGACCGTATTAATTCTCCGGAAAAAGCGTGCGCGGCCCTGAAGTGGGGCAACGTCTGGGGCGTCAACGAAACTCACTGGGTCGACAAATGGGGCCGTGACGTCTCGGGCCTGACTTACTGCCCTGAACGGGTCATCGTGGTCGGCCGCCCATTCGAACTAGGTGCGTGGCAACGGTCAGCCCTCGCCCACGAACTCATTCATTGGACTCAACGGTGCGAAGGCACTGGTGCAGCAACCGCCGTTGACATCGGTCACGAAAACTGGCATGAAGATGGTGTATACTCGACCCTGGAGCGAATCAACGCTCTCAACGTATCAAGGACAAACCCATGATTGCTGAACATTGCGACGCACATTGCGTCGGCACCCGATGAAAAGGACTCGCTTCGACCAACTGACGCCGGAACTGCAGAAACAGTACCGACGCAAAGAAGCGGAGTATCGTCGAGCGCGTCGGAAGATCAACCCGGAGCAGAGGAAGCGAGAGGTCGCCTATTCGCGGAAGTGGAGAGAGGAGAATCCTCTTGTACACCTTGCGAATCGCCAGCGGTGGGTCGAAGCCCAAAAGGACGGCCGCCCACAGATCTACTTCGTGCAAACGGAGAGCGGTCCGATCAAAATTGGGTTTGTGAAGAAAAAAGTGACAGCCCGTTTGAGGGACCTTCAGGTTGGAAATCACGAACGTCTCGTATTGATTGGCTGGAAGCTGGGCTCGTTGGCCGAGGAGCGCGAGCTACACCGAAGCTTTCAACACCTGCGGATTCGGGGGGAGTGGTTTCGTCCGGGCCCAGAGTTGCTGGAACTGGTGAAGAAATACCCCCCCTACTATCATTACTGCATCGTTAGAGCCGACCTCCCGCTAGGAGTGCAACTGGCTCAGACGGTGCATGCCGCTGGCGAGTCTTCGCCCGGCGACCTACCCTCAGACACTCGCGCTGTGATGCTCCACGCTGCTGGAGTCGAGGAGCTTTTGGCTCTTGAGGCCAAGTTGCAGGCCGCTGGCGTGTCCTTTACTTCAATCCGAGAACCTGATATGCCGTGGGACGGCCAAATCATGGCAATCGGTCTGAAGCCGTGTATCCGAACCAAAGCCCTTCGGAAGTTGATGTCCGGGCTTCCACTCGCAGGAGCAAAACCATGAAGAAATTCAATCGTGCAGCATGGCTCAAGGACCTGAGGGAGACCGAAAGCCAAATCTCAGCCCTCAAGAAGCAAATCCACCAGCCCCACACCGTCCAGAGGCCGGAGAGATACCCATGGGAAGCGGGCTACGGTCTCGTCCAGGGTCCCGACGGCCCTGTGCGGGTCTCCAAGCTGGTCTGCAAGCTCCAGCAACTGACTGCAACGGCGACCGCACTCTACGCCCTTCGCCGCCAGGTCAAGTTCAAGGTACACCCGGTCAACAAGGCCTGGGTCTGGAAGGAGTACAAAAACTACATGGGCGGCATGTACCGCTACGTCTCGTTCACGTACCCAGCGCACTGGCTGGCAGTCTTGTTCGGAGAACGCGAAGCCGTACTCAACAAGCAAATCCTGGAGCACTTCGACACGTCCAAGTACTTCACCGAAGTCGAAGGGGCGGCGCCATGAAACCACCATGGCGATCTCCCGCACGAGCAACTGGACCCAGACTGCAAGCACGTCGGACGCTTTTGAGTCAGATGGGCAAAGGACCCTAACCTCTGCGGCAAGGCGCTCTTGGATTCTCGCGGCTTCCTTCTCGATATCCATGGGGCTCATTGAGCGTCCTCCCGCTTTTTTGAACGTTCGGGGTCGAATCCGTCGGGGTACCGTTTGCGGAGCTTTTCGATGTTCGCACCGGCCACATCGCTCAGCTTCAGTCCAAGTGCGCCAGCGATCGCTGCAACGTACCAAAGCACGTCGCCAAGTTCTTTCTTGACATTCTCCCGGTCGAGGGCGTGTCCGTGGCCCAGGTGCTTCTTGATGAGGTCCTGGACTTCGCCCGATTCACCACCGAGCCCGAGCCCGAAGACGGCGAGCCGCTCGCGGTTCGAGATGGTCATCGCTGCGGTTCGCTGCGTCTCGGTTTGGTATCCGTCAAGAGTCAAGGCTTCGGCTCGAAGTCTTTCTTCTCTGAGAATTTTGAGGTCGCAGATTTCGTCATCAAGAACGCCGTAGTACAGCCGCCCAACCATCTGCTCTTGAGACTGGACACGTGCAGCAATCTCTACTTCGAGTTCTGCGACGTCGAGTGTCCCCCATTGGCTACGTGCGACTTCAGGTCGGAGAAGTGGCCAGGACCTCAGTTTCGAACCAGCGATACTAATTCATCACTCGACCATCAGCCAGGGCCTTGACGACCTTCGCCGCACACATTGGACAGGTCGGCAAGGCCACGAGTTCTTTGGCGATGAGGGCTTTGGCGTCCTGGACTGCGAATGCGTCCAGGTCGTCGAATTCGAGTTCAGCACCACAAGCAGCAACCCACCCAGGCGAACCAGAAGGCACCGGCTCGTGGGGATACTTCAGCTTGTAAATGGCCCGAACGGTCGCGTGCTTGACGTCGCTCATGGCTTCTTGGGCTCCTCTGCCTTGAACTCGTTGCAGAGACAACGCGCGCAGGGGTCCTTCTTCATCGCGTAGTGGTCGCATTCCGAGTGCCCGCATACGCAGAACTGTTCGGTGATGACTCTGCCGTCTGGCAGCGTGACGGACATCGGTTCCGGGTGAGACTTGCTCATAGGCACAAAATACCACGCCCCGACACCTTTAGCAAGTGTCGGGGCGGTTTCATTCGGGACGATCTTGCAGGAACTCGATGAAGGCGAGCCAAATGCGCTTGTGGAGCAGCCAGCGCTTCATCAGGTCCTCGACAATCAGCATGCCGAGGGCGCTGAGAGCTACGGTCGTGACGAAAAACATCACGAAGTATCCGATGCATTGCGCGATGTAGTTCATCATGGGACGTCCTCGATGAGCTTCCAGTGGGACGGCATATTTTTCGTGCCCCTGTACCGGCCGTACGTCCACGACTTCGTTTCTCTGACTGCGAAGCCCTGACCTGGCCAAACTTCGGTGACACGGTACCCCACGCTCTTGCCACGAACCGCAGGGTTGATTTCGTCACGGTCAGGCCAGTCAACACCCCAAAGCTGTCCTACCTTGATGTCGGTCATCTCAGTACTCGACGACTTCGAGGGTGGCCAGGTCGTGCTGGGTCAGTTCGTACGTCTCGTTGGGCACGATGTGTGCAGCGAAGAACTTGAAGTACGTGGCCTGGTCACGGTGCTTCTTGAGCTTGGACTTCAGCGAAGAAACCGCACCGCCTGTTCCATTGGAGAACTTGCCCATGAGCGAGGCCTCTTCGTCCATGTCGTCGAGCAACTCACCCATGCGGACGACCTCGGCTTTCAGAAGCTCGACGCGCTCGGTGTGATACCTCGCACGTGCCTCCACCAGGTCCTTCAGTTCGTTGCTCGTGATTGCCAGTCTCAGTTCTTTGATTGCCATGCGCTACTCCTTTTTACTGCGTTGATAGGTTCGATTCGCGTGGCAGTTGGCGCACACGACTTCGCATTTTGCTACTTCAAGATCGATCAACTTTTGGCTTCCTAGCGTAGCCATCATAGACACGTTATACTTCTTGGCACCTTCCACATGGTCGAATTGCATAACCCAAGGCGGGAAGGTCTCTTGACAGTCCGCGCAAGGCCTGCTCTTCAGGCTTTTTATGTAGACGTTGAGGTCTCGGCGCTGTTTTTTGTTCCTCGACTTGTAGTAGTCTTTATTCTTGGTGTAATGGTCTTTCGACCTCGGGCGCATTTTTTGCTTATGGCACGACTTACAGTTGGAACGAAGTCGACCTGGTACTACTTGGTAGAATTCTACCTCTTCTTTTTCTTGATTGCACTCGCTACACGTTTTCATGTAGCGGAGATTACCGTTCATTACTCGGTAATGAACGCCCCGTATCGGAGTCGAACCGATTTTTGCAAGGTCATTACTCTTGCCGTGGTAGCCGTTCCCACTAACGAGGCTTCAGTTCTTCAGCGGGTCCTTTTCCTTGGGCATCGTCTCGACGGCCTCGGAAAAGCTTTCCAGGTTCTTGACACGGTTGTGGTATTCCTTGACCGTGTCCCTCAGCTTGGCGATTTCCTGCTCGTAAAGCTCCCGGGCGTTCTTGAGTTCGTCTTGGGCCGCATGGATGTGCCCGACCAGCGAACGCTTGTCCCGCTCGAAGTTCACGATTCGATTACCAAAGGCCTCGCGGTCTCGAATCAGCATGGAGCGAAGCTGGAGGATTTCTTCCAGGGCTGTACTCAGGTCGGTCGGTAGGGGAGACTCAAGGGCTCCTGCGTGGATTTTCACTGTTGCGGCTCCAAGTCCATGACCGTGTCTTCTTCCTTGAAGCAGCCAGCTTTGACCGCCTTGAACGTCGGTGTATTCTTGAGGTGTACTAAACCACATCGCCAGCAAAACGTCAACCACGGAAGACGTTTAGGGGTCATCCAGCGATGCGGGACCTTATCTGACACGCCCTTTTTGGACATCATGCTTCTCCAGGTAAAAAGCCGCAGCCCTCAATCGGCTGGGGTCGTCTTTAAAGAACCCAAGGGCTCGGTTGCAGGCGTCGCAAAGCAACTCTCTTATCTTTCCGGTTTCGTGGTTATGGTCTACCACGAGCTTCAGCACTCTACCGTTCGGCGGCCCTCTGCAAATAGCACACTTGCCATTTTGGTTTTCTACTAAGCTCCGATAGGCGACAAGCGACAGGCCGTAAGTTCTTTTGAGATGCCCTTCGATTTCTGTATTGGGATGTTTCTTCCGAGACTTCCGCACCGCCTCGTTCGTCTTCTCTTTGTTCTTCTCCCTATACCGACGCTGGTACTCGCGCATTTTCTCTTTGTTTACGAGCGCCCACTGTTTCCGTTTTTCTTTAGGTGTCATGCCGGACAGATTACGTTCCGTGTCCGCTGACTCGTAACGAAGTTTTTAGAGCCTTGGTAGGGTCACGTAGGTTCGGGTTGGGAACATCTCTCCCGCAATCTGGTGAACCGTACTCCGCAAGGCTTCGAGGCCGTGCTTTTTGTTGTTTACCAGCTTGACGTTGAACCACCAGTCCGGAATGGTGTCCTGTTCAGTCTCTGAAGCGTGCTTGGCAGCATCGCCTTCCAGTCCTCGGGCGGCAGGATTCCAAACCTTAACGGCGATACCACCCCAGCCACGTACCGATAGGATTTCGTTGGAAAATCTCCCGTCGGTCACGATGACGACGTTGGTCTGCTTGGGCGTGGTCGAGCCGTGGATTTTGTCGTACCCGATGCGTCCGGCGAGGCACTCGTCGGCGGCCTTCTTCGCGCACTTGACCCAGACGTCCTGGTCCAAATACCGACCGAACTCCGTCCCGAGGGTCTGGAGCACGGACCTGGCGGTGATGCCCCCGGTGGAACCCAAGTCTCCGACATGGATGTGAAACCAGGAATGCAGGGCATTGGCAACGTCCTGCCCGGGCTTGCCGGTGGCCTCTGCTACTTCGCCAATCCACCGTTCCAGCCGGGCACCAGACGAACCGTAGTTCACAGCCAGGGCCCTGCGGTCGAACGCCGTGCTGCGAAGCTCTGATGGCCCCCACAGCACGTCCTCGGGCATTTCCAGTACGTGGTACCCGAACCGCTTGATGGGGTCAGCCAGAGCGATTCGCTGGGCGAAGCCGAGTTCTTGCTCCAGCATCTCGCCGACGGTGTCCTTGCCCGAGCCAGCCTTGCCCGACAGCAAAATCAGCGGGTACATTACTTGCCCCCGGTGAACTCGGCCATGTCAACCGAAGCGGTGTGGATGACCTCGTTGTTCTCGTACGTCTTGAGCGCATCACCCAGCATTGCGACTCGCAACAGGCCCAGGGCGACGACCGTCTTGAAGGGGTCAGTGCCCATCAGGGCGGCGATGAGCGCACCCAGACCGCAGAACACGATGGTCCGGGTAATCAGACCTGCGCCACGGATGAAGACGATTTTGCCAGCGATCTTCTTCGACGCCGTCAAGCACTCGTCGTCGGTGAGGTTCTTGCCTCGCATGGCTGCTGCGATTTTCAGTTCGTCCGCTGCGGCCTTCAGTCGTGAATCGATGCTCATCGTCTTGCCTTTCGTTTGGCGAGGATTTTCTCGCGTGCTTCTGCCCTGATGTTCGTACCGATGACCCACGCAGCCACGTCTTCCAGACGCATCTCGTAGGTGTTGTGGTAGTTCTTCGGCCTTACTACCACGAGGTTGCTGGAGCGGTCAATGGTGACCGTCGCTTCGGACTTGGTGTTGAACGCCCGAGGGCCGCCGTAGACCTTGAAGATGGACTTAGACATCGCGCTGCGCCTCCTCGACGGCGGGCGTCATACGGACAACCGTGTGGCCTCTCGACGCGACTCGTCGTGCGGCAGCTTCGGAGTCGTACACGAACACGCCCGGCTGGCCATTGCGAACGAGAACGTACAAATCTCGCACCTTGGTCGCCTTCACTTCTGTCGCGTCCATTAGAACCCCACCTGCTCGACGCTGACCACGCGCCCGAAGTCGGTGTCCTGGCCGGGACCACAAGAAACGTAGCTGCGCGGCTGGTTGAGGTACCGCACGCTGATGCCGTTGGGGGTTGCGTAGCTGACACGGCACATCACGAAGTCCTTGGCCTTCATGAGCTTGATGCGACAGTATTCGGCGTTGAAGGGCAACGTGTCGAGCATGGGCGTCTCCGTTCGTCGAGTGTGGAATACGTTATACAGTAAACCCAGCCAGATGTCAAGACTCAGCGGCACAGCGAGTTGTTGACGATGGTCGTCAAGTCCTGGGGCAAAGACATGGCCCTGATGTCCTTCAGGGTCGCAGAGAGTCCCATTGCCAGAGCCTGCCATTCCTTGTCGGTCGCGTTCACAAATAGTAGAGTCGTGTACCCCGCGCAAGTCCCTACGACTCCTGCGACGCTTTTGTAGGGCGCGTTGTAGCTCTGGGGCGATTCGTCCGACAACATCACGATGACCCGCTTGGCCCCCTGATTCCAGGTCAGTCCCAGAGTTCCCGAACAAATTCCGTGCATTGCATCGAGGGTCGGTTCGTCACCGGAACCCCGAATCGCTTTTTGGGCCAAGAAGAACGTAGCGAAACTGTTGGCGTCCGTGAAGTCCGTGATGAGGGTTGGGCCGATGACCGCAATCCAGTACGGGTCGCCTGGGGTCAAGGGCGTCTCAGGCGGCGCCGCAATCAAAGCCCACCGAATGGCGGTGTCATTCGCATACCTGGCCGCAAAGCCCGTGACTGACATGGCGATGGAGTTCGCGATGGTGGTCATCGAGCCAGAGTTGTCCATCACGAACACGATGTCGATTGGCATTGTGACGGCCAGTTCTTCGTCGATTTGACCGTCACAGTCATTGTCGACACCGTCACAAGTCTCGGCCTGGGGTAATACCTGGCCGCTGCACTCCATTTGCCCGCGTACGCACCTGTTGACGCCAGGTCTGCAGGGGCCGTTCGTGACGGTCGACCTCGGGACACCTTCGTAGCAAAAAGCCACGTCCCCGGTGATTTCGTCCACGAGCCCATTGCAGTCGTTGTCGTACCCATCGCAGACTTCCGGCCCAGTGGGCCTGCAGCAACCCGGCAAGAACTCGTCTGTCTGGCCGTCGCAGTCGTTGTCGGCACCGTCGCAGACCTCGGCCGTGGGAAAAACCTCACCCTGGCAGACCTGTTCGCCTCCATCCTCGGCACACGCCAAAATCCCGTACTTACAAGGGCTTCGGACGTCCTCGTTGAACCCGGAATAGCATTCTCGGCCGCATTCCGTAACGGGCTTGACAATGACGGTTTCGCACGTACAGCCCACGACCAACAGGACCAGCAGCCCGATTCGGTTCATTTCTTCTCCAAGCGCTTCTTGAGTTCCATGCCCAAGACACCACCAATGAAAATTCCCACCAAGTAGGGCATGGCCAACGCCGTGTCCTTGCTGATATCGACGAACACGTATAGAACGCATCCCGTCAACAAGGTGTTCATGGTCGCAGCCAGCAGGGTTCGGTTCTGGGCAGTGAGGTAAAACACCAGGGTCGCCATCAGGTCGACGCCGACTCCTGACAAGAATGGACCCAAAAACCGAAGCATCGTAGGTGCATATCAGATGGACAGCGGCCCGTCAAGGCGTAATCTCTAAACCATGTCAACCCTCCAATCCGGTCGCGTGTATTTGTCCATCGCCACCGACTCCACCAGCAAAGAGCTAATTCGTGCCACGAGGGCGGACGACCCTGACCGTGTGCGTCAGATTCACCAAGCAATTGAAACCGCGAACGATTTGTGGCGTTCATGGGCTCTTGCGAACTCAGGCGAAATCCTTTCGGCCAGTGGCTCGGAACTCAGGATTCGCATCCCAACCGAAAAACTGAACGATGTCGGGGACCTGCGTCGTCGCTACGCTACCTCGACCGACTCGACCGTCAGTATCGGCTTCGGGACCAAGCTGTCCGAGGCTGACCAGGCCTTGAAGGCTGCCCAGTCGACTGGTGGCGACCAGATTCTGATGTACAGCCCCAAAATCCTGGACCTCATTCAGGAGCAAGAAGAACCTGACAAGCCCGCACTGAAGAAGGCCGACGACATCGGCATGAACAAGCCAGCGGCCGGTGGGGGCATGACTGCTGCTCAAGAGCCCATGGCCCCCGCTGCCATCGCTACGGAAGGCGAGGCTTCGGAGCACGAAGAGAACGAAGCTCTGCGCGAGCAGATGGCGAACGGTGGCGACGTCCAGAATCCCGCCGACGACATCCATGCGCAACTCGGCCAGATGGCTACGCAACAGGCTCAGAAGGACGACCAGGAAGCCCAGGCTCAGCAGGCCCAGCAGCAACAGGCCCAGGGCCAGGACGACATCCGTTCGCAAGTAGTGAAGATCCTGAAGGTCTTCAAGGACCGCTCGCAGGAACTGGAAGGTCTCCAGGAACAAGACCCAGAGCTTTACGAGTCCCTGACTGGCATGCTGCAAATCATGATTCAGATGTCGAAGGACTACTTCGGCGCACAGGTCAACGAGCAGGACGCACAGCAGGTCCAGAAGTCCGAAGACCTGTTCAAGGCCCTCCCCCGCAACGAGGCCGAGAATCAGGCCAACATGCAGCACGAGTCCGTTCTTCAGGACATGGTCGGCGAAAAGGGCACGACACGCGCAGGCACAGACTTGCCTGCTGAAGTCAAGGTGGGCCAGCGCACCAGCATCGGACCGATGGGGAACCTGAGGCCCGAGAAGCGGACCCAGAGTTCGCAAAACCGCACGATGACTGCCAACTATCAAAACAAATCCGGCTACGGTTTGAAGTTCGTAGAAGGTCCGAATGCCGTGGCCGGTGTCTACGACACTTTGGATCCTCTGGAAGCCGAAACTCACGCTCAATTTCCAATTCCTGGTTTTAGAGGGGCCAATGGGAACTGGCGCTTCGAGCACCTTCCCACTTACGGAGGTCCGCTGAACGCTCCCAATCGGCCCGTCATTTCCTCCCGCGTGGAGGCCGTTGCCGGTGACGGTAGTCGCGTCCAATTCAAGTTGACGCCGACAGGTGTCCAGGTTCACCCGGACTACGATGGGAGCCTCAATAGCCGCGCTACGCCCGAGATGGTCGAACACCTCAACCAGCACACGGCCCACCTGCGCAACAGCCTCGACCCGAACGCAAGTCAGTTCGGTACCGATGCCGTCCACCCCGCCATCGCGGCTAGCTCTGCGGCCAAAATCCCGAACGCAGCCGAGATGCGTAGCGCGATGGGTCGTTCGCCCGTCTTCAAGAAAAAGCTCGGCAAGGCCGACTTGATGCCCGGCGGCAAGGGCGACAATAAGCCCGACACCGACTTCGACCACGAAGAACTCGCTGCAGGTATCAGGGCTGAAGCCTCGGAGCACGGTCTCGACCTGGCCAGGGCCAAAGAGGTCGCCAAGGACCACCTGACCGAAGACCCGAAGTACTACACCAAGCTGAAGGTAATGGAAAAGGCTTGGCCTCGCAATGAACATGAGAACAAGGCCAATGCCGCAGCCCATCCAGTCATGGAAGACGCAATCCTGGAACAGGGTGGCGGCAAGGAAGTCCACGACCGCTATGAAGCCCCGCGCGCAATCTCCAGGGCGCTCATAACCCACAACCTGCACCGAGAAAACCGTTCTGCTGCGGCACAGGTCGGGTATGACGAAGCCTCTACCGCTGAGGAGGGCAACGCAACATACGACAACGCAGCCCTTCAGGACCCCGGCGGTCGTATTCCTCGAATTCCGTTGGAGCCCCACAACACTTGGGAACCTACGGTCGAGTACCCCGCCAAGAGCAACCCCAATTACGGGGACGGCTACAACGACCACGCCTTCTGGAACGGTGTCGACCACCTGACTACTCCGGGCCACGTCGGCAATCCGGACCCCCATTCGAACGCCGCCCAAATTCCAAACAAGGCAGACATGATGGCGGCCAAGGCTCGCTCGCCAATCATGGCCAGGGCCAAGCAGGACATGTCTAAAGCGGCCCTCGAAGCAGGCAAAACCGGTCGCCACCAGGTCAATTACCCCGTTGGCACGCAAATTGACGGCGCACCAGCAGGTGGCAAGGACGCTGGACAGCTAAAAGTCCAAGACCCGGTGACCGGCAAGACAAAATGGCGCTCGGTTAGGGCCGGAATCGTCATGGCACCCGACGGAACGCCGACTTCGAGCCGTAATCCAGGCGGTTCGGGCGGCGGCCAGTGATTTTCTTGAACATAGACCTCTCTGCGGCCCTCGAACTCCGGAAAGAATTCGAGCCGAAGGTCCAAAGAGCGATGAACGAAGCCGCGAGAGACCTCGCGACGCAGGTCCATGCCCACATTCTTGAAGAAGTCCAGCAAAAACTGCACTCGACACGCGAAAAGTACATCGCGGGGCTCGATTTCAAGCAAATCAACGACTCGACATGGGTGATTTCACTCGACAAGACCGCAATGTGGATTGAAGAGGGCATGCCAGAGCACGAAATGCTTGACAATCTCCTCAGTTCGCCCAAGGCCAAGACCGCCAAGGACGGCTCGAAGTACCTGGTCGTGCCTTTTGACCACAAAACAGGCCCAACCCAGCAGACTCAGGCACAAAAGTCGCTCACGGACACCATCAAGCAAGAGATGGCCAAGCGCAAAATCCCGTACGGCAAGGTCGAGACCGACGCTGACGGCAAGCCCAAAATCGGACTACTGCACAAATTCGACGTTCTCAAGTCCCCGCTCAAGACCCAGAACGGCCCAGGTCAAGGCAAGGGGCCGATCGGCCAGGTCCGACAAGGCCCTACAGGTATCCCCTTCCTTCAGGGTGTGCGCGTGTACCAGAAAAAAATCAAGGACGCAGCAGGTAAAGAAGGCGTCAAGCGAGGCATCATGACCTTCAGGGTCGCCTCAAGCAAGCACAAGGGCTCGGGTCGGTGGGTTCACCCAGGCCTGGAAGCCAAGCGGTTCTTTGAAGAGGCCCAAGAGTGGGCGCTCAATCAGTGGACCGAGAAAATCATGCCAGACATCATGAGGCGTCTTGAGAGTTCCCTTTAAGGGCGCTTTTGACGGTCTGGAGTGCTCTCAAGGTCGTATTCAGGGCGTCGACCATGTCCGTGGCGCTGATTCGGTCATGCGGGTACGTCGCATTGAATTCGTTGGCGGTCTTGACCATGGCTTCCATGATGGCCGACCTGGTCGAGCGCAGCCAATCGGCCCTGTAGCCTTCGACCTTCAGGCCCGCTGCGATGCGGTCCTTCATGATTTGGCGCTGTAGGGCGCCCCACCTGAGCTTGACCTTCTCGGAGGTCACTGCGTAGTGGATAATTCCTGCCGCTGCTTCGATTTGTTCTTTGGTGAGCTTCATGCAGTCATCATACCATGTAATCTTTTCTTCGTTCTCAGGTTGCCGTGCCGAACACGGGTAATCTTCAGGTTGTTCATCAGGAGTCACTAAATGGCTATCTCAATCCGTACCACCCTTCGCAACACCCGGCTCGACGCCATCACCACCGACGTCGGTGCGACTGGCACGCTGCGATTCTATGACGGCACCCCTCCCGCCTCGGCCAACGCTGCACTCTCGGGTAACACCCTTCTGGCAACGCTGAACTGCTCTGCGACCTTCGCCCCCGCCTCTGCTTCTGGCGTTCTGACTGCCAACGCGATTTCGTCTGCGACGGCCGCTGCAACTGGCACCGCGAGCTTCTTCCGCTTGCTGCGCCCTGACGGTACGACTGTCGTCCTCCAAGGCACTGTCAACACCTCGGGCGCCGACCTCAACCTCAACAGCGTCAGCATCACTTCGGGCGGTACCGTCTCGGTGTCCTCGTTCGTGCTCACCGAAGCCAACGCCTAATTGAAAGGTGAGTCATGGCTAGCGGGACCGGTACTGCGACAATCGACTTTGGTGCCCTTCCAGGCGCCAACGAAGCGTCTGTCGTTGTCACCGGCATCGCTGCCATTGGCGGCAGCGCCAAAGCCGAAGCGTTTTTTATGCGCTCGACGAGCGCCGACCACACAGCCAACGACCATTCGTACGCTGCCATGCTGTGTGGCCTGTCGACTGGTAACGTGACTGCCGCAACCGGATTTACCATCTACGCCCGCTCTACAGAAAAATTGACCGGGGAATTCACGCTCCAGTATGTGTGGGCGGACTAAGGAAACATCATGGCTCTCGACGCAAACATTCGTGGCGCATCCAACCTCGCTGAGGTGACCGCCGACAACAACCTCAAGGTGGTCACCCCCACGGTTCCTGCTCAGGCGGGCTTCGTCAAGATTGCCGGTGAACTCTCTGCCGCTGGTGACCCGTACGGTCTCCTGAATGAAGCTGTGCGTACCTCAGCCCAGGGCCGCATGACGGTCGGTCAGCCGGTCTCTTTGTTTAACGAATTCTTCAACAACACGACACTCAACAGCGCCATCATGCAGGCCCCAGTCACGACAATGACTGTGACGGTCGCAGGTGGTTCGCTGAACTTGAACGCGTCAGCAATCACAACTCTCAACACTGTTGCTCGTGTTTCGACGTATGCCCATTTCCCCTTCCAGGCGGATATGGCCACGTACACGACGTTCGACGCACTGCTCACGCAGCCACCCCAAAACAATGCAGTCATTGAGATGGGATTTGGAATCGCATCCGCATCTGCGACTCCCACTGACGGAGCGTTCTTCCGATATACGTCGACTGGTACTCTCATCGCTGTCGTGAACACCAACGGCGCGGAAATCACTTCATCGTCGCTGACGGTGCCCGCAGACAACGTTCAGCATCGCTACAAAATCGTTGTCGAAAACGATCGTGTGTTTTTCTCCATCGACGGCGCAGTGCAAGCCGTTCTTTCGACACCGAACACTTCTGGATTCCCTGTCTACACTCCCTCGCAGCCGTGGTTTGCGCGCGTCATCAACACGGGCATCGCTCCGACGCTTGCGAACGTACTGAAGATTGGCTACATCTGTGTAGGTCTTCAGGACGCCGCTGCTCTGGCCCTGGACGTTGGTTCACTCGCAGCGTACACCGGTCGTCACGGCGGACAGGGTCAAACCGGTTACACGATGGGCTCGACCGCCCTGTATACCAACTCTCTCGCCCCTGGTGCTGGTGCTGCCATTGCCAACGCCACGGCAGGTGCTGGTGCTCTCGGTCTCGGTGGACAGTTCTCTGTGTTGCCTACTCTAGCCGCGAACACGGACGGTATTCTCTGTTCCTACGCGAACCCCGTTCCTACTGCAGCCATTCCAGGTAGGACTCTGCTCGTCAAGGGAATCAAAATTCAGGGTATCGTATCGACCATCTTGGCGGGTGGACCGGTCTACTACGCGTACGCTGCGTGCTATGGCCACACGAACGTTTCCCTGGCGACCACTGAATCGGCGACGGCCAAGGCACCTCGACGTATCCCCCTTGGCTACGAGTCTTACGCTGCCACGGCAGCCGTAGGTACTCTCGGTTCAGCGAATGGTGTGTACATGCAGTTCGTGAACCCCATCCCTGTGCTGCCTGGTGGGTTTTTCGCCATCTCGGCCAAAAACATCGGTACCGTAACTACGACTGGTGTAATCACCATCCTCGTCGCAATCGACGCCGTGTTTATCTAAAGTCTCAGCGGGAGGTGACATATGTCTCTCCTACTCGCCCTAACGGGCTCAGGGCTCAACGCCCTTCGCTTCAACGCAGCCGCTGATACGTTCACGATGCCGTCCGCTGCCGTCCCCTCGGGGTCCGGCGCCTGGACCGTTGCAACTTGGGTTCGGCTCGTCAATGACCGCAATGATGTAACGACTATTTGGTCGCTCGACGGCCTTTTTTCGTCGTCATGGCATTCGCTCCAGTGTGACTCGTCTGGCACGAGCCTTCGCCTCTATGAGACGGGCACGACTGTAACAACCATCGCCACGCTGACCGTCGGTACTTGGTACTACGTCGTCGTTCGTAAGAGCGCTGGCGGCACCATCAAGACGTACATCGGTGACGAAGCCGGTGGTGCGTTGACGACCGGTTCAGGTAGCGTCACCAACATTACATATTCCGGCGACGGGTATGTCGGCGGAAATGCATACAGCGAATTCCTCGACGGCCGCATGTGGGGTATGCGTGTCTGGGACGCCGAATTGTCCGACGCTGAAGTTGACGCGGAATTCACTGCCAGCACCGCTGCCAGAACAAGTAACCTCCGCGCACAGTGGCTTCTCGACAATCTCACCGTACCTGGCGACGATACATCTGGCAACAATCGAGACCTCACCAATGCCGGTGGCTCGTGGACCCTTGAAGCTGGTCCGGTACTGCCCGCAGCACCGGCTTCGTTTACCGGTACGCTGGCCAGGACTCTTGCCAACGACACTCTTGCCGCGTCCGGAACGCTTGACTCGACTGGTTCTCTCGCAAGAACTCTTGCTGATGTGACACTCAGTGCCGCCGGAACGCTTGTTTATTCTGGTACCCTTGCAAGGACTCTCGCAGACGCGACCCTCAGCGCCTCCGGTGCACTGACTTTCTCGGGTACGCTCGCAAGAACTCTTGCAGATGCAACGCTCGCTGCGTCCGGAACGCTCGAATACTCAGGAACCGTTGCTCGGACTCTCGGTGACGTAACCTCGACAGCCAGTGGCTTGTTTAGCGCTCCGATTACCGGGACACTTGCAAGAACTCTTGCGGATGACACCCTCAGTGCGTCCGGCACACTGGTCTATTCAGGTACCCTTGCTCAGACACTGGCCGACGCTACACTCGTCGCATCTGGCGCCCTGGTCTATTCAGGCACCCTCGCAAGGACTCTCGCTGACGCTACGCTCGCTGCGTCCGGAAATCTGGCCTACTCGGGTACTCTGGCCCGTACACTGAGTGATGCAACGCTCGCTGCGAGCGGCTTGTTCAGTGCCCCGATTACCGGTACGCTGGCCAGGACTCTTGCCAACGACACTCTCGCCGCATCTGGCACCCTGGACTCTTCAGGCTCGCTTGCAAGAACCCTTGCTGATGCAACGCTGAGTGCTTCTGGAGCCCTGGTCTATTCAGGTACGCTGGCTCGTACACTTGCAGATGCAACCCTCAGTGCATCTGGCACGCTGATTTACTCGGGTACGCTGGCAAGAACCCTTGTTGACGCAACCCTCAGTTCGTCCGGTACCGTCATCAATCCGGTCACTGGTACCCTTGCACGCACGCTCGCGAACGCGACACTCGTAGCGAGCGGAACGCTTGACTCGACTGGCTCGCTGGCCAGGACGCTTGCCAACGCGACTCTCAGTGCATCGGGTGCATTGGTCTATTCAGGTACCGTCGCAAGGACCCTCGCCAACGCAACGCTCAACGCGTCAGGTACGCTTGACTCGACCGGTACCCTGGCCCGTACTCTCGCGGATGCGACACTTAATGCGGCAGGAACTCTCGATTCGACCGGCAGCCTTGCTCGCACCCTTAGCAACGCGACGCTTAACGCGAGCGGCATCTCGATTGACCCCATCACCGGCTCGCTCGCCAGGACGCTTGCTGGCGACACCCTCAGTGGCGTTGGGTTCTTCGGCCAGGGCTACAATGGTACACTCAATGTAACACTCGGAGGAGTTCAGTCCTTTACTACGGGCGACAGCTTGGAGCCATACCGGCCCTTTAGCTCAGTTCAGGCCTTTATCCAACCCATGAATATTCCAACAGACGTAAGTAACACGATTGTCCTGGGTATCCACCAGTCCGACGTCATCATCCGCAGTGCCATCATCACGGCTCTGGCCGACATGCGTGCCAACCCTTGGGTCCTCGACCGCGTATTTGCATCGCTCGTTCAGGACTCTCTGACCGCCAAGGACAAGGGGCAACGCGAACTCCAGGCCGCCAAGAATTGGTTCCTCCGCACGAACATCCCCGTCCTGGTCACCCCGGTCATGGACGAATTCAAGACGCCGTGCATCAGCATCACACTCGTTGACTCGTCGGAAGTCCCCAGCGAAGCCACGACGTCGGACACCCACTACGAGCCCTTCGAGTACGACGACTCGACCTCGCCTGCACTCACCACCGGATTTACTCCACAGTCCTACAACCCGCTGACCGGCGAAATCACCCTCGCACCCGATGCTCTGCCTCCTGGCGTGTACGTCGGTCCTGGCATGTTGATTGTCGACAAATACGGCACTGCGCACGAAATCCTGCGCATGGGCGATTCGACCGACCAGTTCTACATTGCCGCGAACGTCCAGGCCAACTTCAACGGCGCCGTGCTCAAGGGCATCAGGCCCTCCATCATCACGTCGGTCGAGTCAAGCTCGTTCAAGGAGACCTACCGTATCGGCCTCCACGTCGGCGCAGAGCCCGCGTACCTCATTTGGCTGCACTCCATCGTTGTGTTCGCGCTGCTGCGCTACAAGGAAGTCCTGCTTGAAGGTCGAGGCTTCGAGCGCAGCACCTTCAGCAGCAACGACCTCAGCCGCGACACCGTCTTCGAGACCGAGAATATCTTTACTCGCTACTTGACCATCAGCGGTCACGTGCGCCAGTACTGGCCCAAGATTGTGTCGCGTCCCATCGACGTTGTCCAGGGCGAGTTCCGCGTCAGCGGCGAAGATGCCGACGTACGGCTTGCGGACACGGGCGAAGACCCGAACGAGGCATTGTGGATGGGCAACCTCGATTCGATTGACGCCTCAAAACGTAAGTGAACCGGTAATCTCTAAGTCATGGCAATTCCAGGTCACCTGCGCAACCACCCCCTGTTTTCCGGCGGCCGGTTTGGTCTCATGAGCGGCGAAAGCCCCAGGTTTCCTGCTACCCAAAAGCCAACCCACGAGAACCTGGTCAATCATCTGAGGAATCAAGGGATTGGGTTCGAAGAGACCCACGGTCGCTACGACGACCCAGAACGCTCAGTCATTATTCACTCGCCTACCCGCGAGATGATGGCTGACCTCGGCAAGCACTTCGGCCAAGAGTCCGTGGTGTTCTCTGACAAGGGCAAGCACGAATTGCTCTACACCAACGGCGAGCACGAAGGCAAGTCGCGCCTGACGAAGCCTGGCTCTGAACCCATCGATTGGTTCCACGAAGCTCCGTCGAATTACTACACGCACCTGCCCAACCACGGTTATTTCGGAATCAACTTCGACTTCGATTCGGACCCCCAGCACCACGGCCCGGTCCAAGCCGCTCCTTCAGCGCCTGCGCCGATGACGAAGCACGACTTCAAGGAAGCGGCGTTCTTGCACTCTCCTACGGGTCAGGTTGTCGCGACGGGACACCGCCACGACCTTGAGCACCCTTCGATGGACCTCAAGGCCTTCAATCGCGGCGAGTACGTCGATGGTTTTGTTGACTCGAAGGGCAAGTTCTTTGACCGCAACCAGGCTCTCGCAGTCATTCGGCGCGAAGGTATGCCCGACCCCGTGTTGCCAAGCGGCGAGGTCGAGGTCCATTCAGACGACCTGGACATGCCATATAAGGTACACGGTGGACTCAACAAGGCTGGTCAGCCCTCGGATATCCTCCAGGTGCTGGCTGATGAACTTGAGATGCAGGGCTGGTCACCGAACGAAATTCCCCAGGCTACGGGGGTCGGTGCCATTGATTCGGATCGGTCCAAGTTGGCCGGTCACCGTGGCGCCGATTGGGCTACGGCGATTTCTCAGAGAACGAATCGCCACGCCGACAACCTTGAGGCCTTGGCCCAAGAGCGTGGACATACACACGGCAACACTTCACTGGAACGTGACCAACTTGGCAGAACGGCCGAACAACAAGCAATGCACGACATCGCATTGGCCGACAAGAGCCGTGACTCCGGCGATGCAAATTACGTTGGGGACAATCCGTTCCACCACAACAATCTTCCCGGCGTGTTGGACGCCGACAACTTCGGCAAGGACTTGACCGACAGGTCAGGTAAAGTCCCCGTCCCCTTTTCTGCAAGTCCTACCGAAGCTGCTACGTCTGTCGCTGGCAACATGCCGACGGGTAACGAGATGCGCGCCGCATGGAAGTCTCACCCCCATGCGTACGAATGGCACGACGGCCACTCAGACCACCACCGACTCGCACCCAACCTGGAAGCGATCCAGAAGTCCTTCGGGCTCTGGAAGGCAGATCTACCCAAGAACGACCAGGCCGCTGGCGTTGGCGCACCGACGTATGCCAAGTTCGCTGGTCCATACGGTGAAGTCCGTGGTCGTGCTACGCCCAGTGACCTGACGCACTATAACTACCACGGGAAGCTCCCCGAAATCGAAGCTCTCGTCAAAAAGCACGGATTCAAGACCTACTTCGCTGGCGGTAAATACGGCAAGCCCGACCTCCAGGCCAAGAACTACAACAACGGCCACTTGATGATTTACGACCCGACTCCTTCGTCGGGCGGCGACTTCAAGGACCACCAGTACACGAACGCGTGGCGTCAAATCCACGAGCTTTCGCACGCACTCACTTACCCCGAACTGAACTCCATTTACGGCGAAGGTCGTCGAATCGGCAAGCTCGGTACTCACCGTACCCCGAACGAAGCCATGCGCGCCGTACATTGGGAATGGCTCGCAGCCCACAAGCAGCGCGACTTGAGCGCCAAGCTCGGCATTCACGTGCCCGACGAGGTGTTCCACAAGGAACTCAACACCGTCATGCACGACGCTGTACGCCGTGCTGTGACTGGCCAGTTCACTGAGCCTGCGGGCGAGGGTTTTGTACCCCACAGCCACAAGGTCCCCCTCCACATCGCCCTCGACACCGTTCGCAACGAAGCACAGGCCATGGGCATCCAGCACCCCCACGGGCTCGCGAAGCGTCCGATGATGAAGGCCTGGCCTGCAGGCGCTACTGAGACCCAGGATTCGCCTGAGAACCAAGCCAACGCAGCAGCGCACAAAACCATCACTGAACGCGCCGAGGTATTTGGTGACAAGCAGGAAGAGCAGGGCTTGCCTCGTACGGGCGTTCACCCGAATGCGCTTTCGAGTATTCGAAGTAGAGCCCAAATTGGCGGCTCGCAAGACCAGCAACTTGGGCGTATTAGTACGGCTCGCCACACGAACGACATTGCAAGGTTCAATGCTGGCTGGCCTGGTTCAGACCCAGTGATGCCAGCAAAGGCCTACATCGACGGTGGCGGCTATGACGAAGCGCCGTACGACAGCAAGGGCGACTTGAACGACCAAAACTACTGGGCCGGAATCGGTCGTGCCGCTGGTATTCAGAAGTCTGACCCCGGCGCTCCGCTTCACGCTGATGCCAATACATTCCTTGCCGCTCTGAAGGGTCTACCCAAGGGCTCGCCTGAACGCGGTAAATTCGTCACGCAGCACATGAACCACGGTCCGTTCTTGGCCGCTCTCCAGGCTCATCCTCAAGGCGTCCAAATCCACAAAATGCTCACCGGGTTCTTGAACTCGAAGGCAAACGCCGGTCCTGGTCTGCCAATGAAGACCGTCGCAAAATCAGAGCCTCACGTAATCTTGTCGAAGCAAGGGAACACCATGTCCGAAAAGACCTACACACCACAAGAAGCCGTCGAAGTACTCAAGAAGGCGGCCTCTGACAAAATCAAGGCCATGGAGTATCGGCTTCAGGACCTCCGCAAGCGTGAGCTTTCGAAGGGGTTGATTCCAACTCACAAGCACAACACCGGCTCGTCGGCCAGTGCTGCGATGGAAGACGTCCCGCCCTCGAAGCTAAATGCTCCCGGCAAGGACGACAAGCTCATCGGTGGCACTGCGACCCAAAAGGGCGAAGAGTCGTCGACTGAAGACTCGTCGCACGGTCCCGAAGAGACCTCGGGCGAAATCAGCGCTGCTGATATGGCCAAGGCTCTGCTTTGCAAGAAGTGCGGCAAGACCCACGACCTTGAAAAGGCGTGCGATGGCATGGACAAGGCTGAACTGGTCGACGCCAAGGGCAACACCGAGTCCAACTCGGAAGAGTCCGCAGCCACGATGCCTGACGATGCCGTCAAGCACGTCAACAAGCCCACCAAGTCGAAGCCTGGCTCGGGTGGTGTAATCACCAAAGGCAAGAAGCTCGGTAAGTCGCTCGGTGAAATCCGCTCGCTTGCTAAGGCAATGGCCCCTCCGACCGCCAAGCCGCCAAGCGGCACCAACATGGCGACCAAGGTCCCCACGAGCGCTCCCAAGGCTCCTGCCATCGCCAAGGCTGTCGACAAAATCGTCGTCCCCAAGTCCCAGAAGCCCAAGGTCCCCAGCAACGAGCGCGACCACACTGTCCAAGTCAGCAAGGACAAGACGGTGTATGAGGCCAAGAAGCCTGAGCTTGAAAAGGGCGTGATGTCTGACATCGCGGCCAAGAACAACGCAGGTGCTCCTACTACTGGCGCGACGATGGTCGGCGGGTCGAGTGACCCCTCGAAGGTCAAGCTCCCAACCCCTGGCCAGCAAGAAAAGCGCGCGAACATGTTCGGCGCTGCAATGGCCGGTGAATATCAGCCGCCAGGAACTCAGCCCACCGCCAAGCTCGCCGCACCGGCCAAGCCCGCAACCGCGCTCGCTTCGCCCAAGGCTGCAGGTATTGCTGCAAAGCCAGCCGTTTCTGCAAGTCCAGTCATGAATGCTGCACGTCCTTCCAAGCCCGGGATTTTTGCCCGGCTCATGTCTAAAAAGTAAGCAAGACCAATGGGTTGCATTTACACATACTCGGATCCCCGAAACGGCGAGGTTCGTTATGTAGGCAAGACTGACCGGACCTTAGAGGTCCGTGCGATTGAGCACAGATACGCCTCTAGAAAAGGGAGGACGCATCTGTATACTTGGATGCGTTCTTTGCCGACTTCGGCCCTCATCGAGGTTCTTGAAGACTCGCCAGCAGACATCAATGAAGCCGAAGTTTTTTGGATTACCCAACTAAAGGCTTGGGGGTTTCGGCTCGTCAATCACACTGAAGGTGGCGAGGGAATTTCAGGTTGGCACCACTCCGAGACTACCAAGAGGCACCTGTCGACGACGCTTTCCGGCAGGGCGCAACCCCCTGGTTGCGCGCAAAACATTCGATTCGCACAAAAAGCAAACGTCGGTAGCAAAAAGCCGAAATCCAAAGAAACCATAAAGATTGCCATGGAGGCTAGCAAGAGTGCCGAAGCTCGAATTGCTCGTTCGAGGGCGCTTGGTGGCACGGCGGTGCTGTGCGAATCGACAGGAATCGTCTATCAGACGGTCGCCGAAGCGGCAAGACAACTTAACCTCGACCCTTCAAGCGTCCGGAAGGCGGCCAAGGGTCTACTGCATTCAACTGGGGGCATGAAGTTTAAGACCCTGGACCCAACACCTCATCAAGCAAAGTAATCTCGCTCTTTGCAGGAGTACTAAAATGGCCAAAAGCTTTTCTGATAGTTCCGGAACACTGTACCGCCCTGGCGCATACAGTCAATATAAGGTCGCTTCGAGCCCTTCTGGCCTCGCTACGACTGGCGTTCTGATGCTCGTCGGTGAAGCCGACGCAGGACCCGTGTATTCGCTGGAGTCCGACCTGGAAGCCAACGCGTTTGGTCCCGACCAACTGGCCGATGTCGAAGCCAAGTACGGCTCGGGTCCTCTCGTTGACGCCTTCCGCGCTGCGACTTCGCCTGCTGACGACCCCGACATCACTGGCTCGTTCAGTTCGGCCATCCTCGTCAAAACCAACACCTCGGCCAAGGCCAGCGGAGTTCTCCCCGCCATCGGCGGTGGTACTTACGCGACCCTCCTCGACAAGTCGTACGGTAAGGGCGGCAACGGCATCGCTTTCCGCTCGCTGAGCGCAACCGCCGAAGTCGTTCCTACGACCGGCGCTTTCACGTACATCCCCGCTGTCGGTGCAATCGACTACCGCATCCGTTCGAACGGTGCTGCAGCCGTCGGTACGACCATTTCGGCGAACACGACCCCCACCGCGCTCGTGACCCTACTTGACGCCCTCGCTGGCGTCACTGTTACGGGTGGAGCTTCGCGGTCGATTCTGACTGCAACTGGCGGCCGTACCATCGCCATCGACGCCTTCCCCGCCTCGACGACGGCCAACACCATCCTCGTCACGATTTCCGCTCCCTGGGACAACATCCCCACCATCGGCGACACCTTCGTCATCCCAGCGACTGCCCCCGCGCTCCTGCGCGACCCCGCTGGTGGCTCGACTGACGAAAACGTCGGTGCGTACGTCATCACTGGCGCGACTTCGCTGACCATCACGGCCGTCAAGCTCTCTGACGCCGGTCGCGGTGGCGCAGTCGCCGGAACCATCACGGCTCCTGCCGACACGGCCGCTCCTGTCGCCCTCGTTGCGGCTACCGACCTGGTCGCCTACGCCCCCATCACCATCACCCAGGACGCGGCGGCCGTTGTCTCGGGCTACGCCAAGTCGCTCGAAATCGCTGAACTGACCTCGGGTGCGGACCTGCTGTCGCGTACCGCGTACGTCCTCGGTACCACGACCGCTGTCACCTGGGTTTCGAAGACCTCGGCCCCTGTCCTGCTCGGTTCGTCGGCCGAATACCGGGTCCAGCTTGACATCAACAAGAACGCAACGCTCCAGTCGGAGTCGTTCACTGCCGGTGGCGACATTGCCCTCAAGATTGGTTACGCGGGCACTACCGCCGTAATGACCTTGACCGACACCACCCTGACCACGACGGTCACTGGTGGCTCGGGTGCGAACCTCTCGCTGACCCTGGCCGACTACAGCAATATCCAGGCCATGGTTGACTACATCGCCACCCAGGCTGGATATACTTGCACCACCGGCACCGCGTCGCTCGGCCAGCTTCCTCTTGCCGCCCTTGACAACGTCGCCGCAGTCGGAATTTGCGGCCAGTTCGGCACGACCCCCGGTCAAATCAAGACCGACGCGTACTCGTTCTTCGACGAAGTCAACTCGAACTCGGGTGTGCTCCAGGTCAACGACCCCGCAGCCCAGGCCGCTTCGGGTCTCCCCGACGTCATGGCTGCCCAGGTTTTCATGACTGGCGGAACCAAGGGTGGCACGACCGATGCAGTCGTCACCGCCGCAATCGCCGCACTTGAGACCGTTCAGGGAAACTTCCTCGTTCCTCTGTTCAGCCGCAACGCAACCAGCGACATCGCCGACGGTCTGACCGACGCTGCGTCGACCTACACCATCGCGTCGATTCACGCTGCTGCCCGTTCGCACGTTCTGGCACTCAGCACCCTGAAGCGTCGCCGCAACCGCCAGGCCTTCCTCTCGATTGCCTCGGCCTTTGCGACCGCAAAGAACACCTCGGCAAACATCGCGAGCTTCCGCTCGTCGATGGCTTTCCAGGACTTCCGCCAGAACGGCGCCAACGGCATCCAGACGTACCTCCCTTGGATGGGCGCGGTTCTTGCTGCTGCCATCCAGGCCGCTGGGTTCTACCGCAACATCGAGTTCAAGGGCGTCAACACCGTCGGCGTGCTGTCCCGTGCCAACGACTTCAACGCCAAGAACGACTCCCAGGTCGAACAGGCTCTCAAGGCCGGTCTGCTGGTCGCTGTACCTGCCCGCACAGGTGGCTACATCTTCGCCTCGGACCAAACCACCTACGGCAAGGACAACAACTTCGTCTTCAACTCGATTCAGGCCGTGTACGCCGCTGACACCGTCAGCCTCACCATGGCTCAGAGGATGGAGACCGCCTTCGTCGGCCAGTCTGTCGCTGACGTCAGCGCCCCTGTTGCTCGCGCCTTCGCTGAAGGCGTCCTCGCCGACATGCTCCGACTGAAGCTCATCGCTCCTTCGGACGGTGCCGAAAAGGGCTGGAAGAACCTTGGAATCAAAATCCGTGGCAACGCCATGCTTGTGTCTGTCGAAATCAAGCTCGCGACCGCCATTGACTTCATCAAGATCGACTTCCTCGTTTCGCAGGTCGAGCAGTCGGCCTAACCAATGGATGCCCTGACTTACAAAGGAAAGGCCAGGGCGCGTGCGAAGGCCTATTACGAACAAAACCGAGATCGCATCAACGCCGCTCTGCGCGAAAAGCGCAAGAGCGGACAGGCCACCAAGTCGACGAAATACGTACGAAAATGGAGAGCCGAGAACCCCCAGCGGGCATTGGCTCTCAAGCTCAAAAAGTACGGAATCTCGGTAGAGTTCTACCAGGACCAACTAGAACAGCAACAGGGGAACTGCAAAATCTGTTCTGAGAAAATGATTCCGCCGAACGTCGACCACGACCACAAGACCGGGACCGTCCGTGGACTTCTGTGCAGTCGATGCAATACCGCTATCGGACTCTTAAGAGAAAGTAAGAGCAATTTAATCAACGCTCTCGCTTATCTCGAAGCATCAACCAGTAATCTGGTCCAGTAAGAAGGAGATTTCAAATGGCTAGCAAAACGATGAATGGCGCCAGGGGGAAGGTATACATCGCCGACCCCAACACCGGCAAGCCCGAACTGATTGGTATTTTCTCGACAATCAGTTGGGGTCTCCAGTACGACGTCCAGCCCGTATTCCTCCTTGGCCGCCACGGCGCCGATGAACTCGTCTACACGGCCCAGGAACCCGTCACCGTCAACTGCTCGGGCTTCCGAGTCGTCGGCGCAGGTGCCCACCGCCTTGCGAAGGTCCCCAACACCAAGGACCTTCTGACGCACGAATACATCCAGCTTGTGATTGCTGACCGCCAGACCGGCCGAGACATCGCTCGAATCCACTCCGTACGCCCCACCAGCTACTCGACGACCCTGAACGCCCGCAACCTCGAAGAGATTTCCATCAGTTACATGGGCTTGCTCGTAGACGACGAAGACACCCAGCTTGCTGAACGTGCTGACGCCACGACCCTTCCGTAATCCGCTACCAACGTTTTGAACGGGCGCCCCGCTTGGTACTTGTACTGAGTGGGGCGTTCTGTTATGTTGCGCGCGCAACGCTCAAGACCGTTAAATTCCTTGGCTCTGGAAGCGAGAAAAACTGCTTCCTTCTGAACGACGGACGTGTCGGGCTCTTTGAGCGAGATGGTTCCGAAAAGTACCTCAAAAAGGAACACCTGGCGCTCAAGCGCCTTGCGAAGGTGGGGGTCCCCACGTTCCAGGTCGAACTACTGGAGGTCGAGTTGGAGAGTCGACGACGAGAACTCGCCCTGGTGGGACGGCGCTACGACCACCACGCCTTGTCAGGCGACACCGACGAAGAGTTGTACGTCGGAGACTTTGAAACCCGATTCAGCAAAATCCTCGCCATCGCCCAAAAACTCCGCGATGCGAAGATGGAGGTCTCGGACCCCCAGTTTTTGTTTGACGCCGAAGGCGACATCGTGCTATGTGACCCAGGTCGCGTACGGAAGATGTCTTCCAGACACGTCTGCAGCCAAGGATGTGCATCAGGGTGCAGGGTTGCGTGGTGCTGGCAAGCCATTGAAGGTTGGGTCAAGAAGCTGCGGCGCTTGGCCCCTACGAAAGGCAAAGGATGACCGGAGAACTTGCTATTGCAATCGGCCTCGGCGTAACCGCAACGTTTATGTTGGGGATTTTTTGCGGCCACGTCCTCACTTTCGTACCACCCAACCAAGAATCGAATCTGCTCACCGAGTGGATTCGGACCCGTCACGAATACCGGATGCGCCTGCTCGCGCACCGTGAGCGCTGGTTCGAAATTGAAGCAGCACAACCGCGCCCTGGTGAGTGGCGCATGGAGTCAAAATAATGCTGAAAGAGTCCTACATTTGGTGTGACCTGGAAACAACCGGCCTCGACCGCAAGACCGACGTCATCATGGAGGTCGGGATTTTGGTCAAGGGGGTGGAGTATTCCACGCCGATTTACAACCCCCCGCAAGACCTCCGCATGGACGACTACGTCCGCAAGATGCACGGGCGCACGGGCTTGACGGCCAAGTGCGACGTCATGGGAATCAGCATCGCTCGTGCTGACGTCGCGGTCATGCAGCGTCTGATGGACGCGGGTATCAAACCCGGCACGGGCATTTTGGCTGGTTCGTCGATCCACTTCGACCGTGGCTTCATCGACGAATATATGCCCGGGTTCTCGCGCATGCTCAGCCACAGGATGGTCGACGTCAGCAGCTTCAAGCTCGTCCTGAAGGACCTCAGGCCCGACCTTTACGACCAGCTTTTCAAGAACTCGCCCTATCCCGAGCACTCGGTGATGGCCGACATCAGGCAGTCCATGGCCGACCTGGAGACCTGCCTCACAGGTCTTGCTGGACCTGACCCGGCCCCTGCTCAATCCAAGTCTAAGTCCAAGTTTAAGGTGGGCGACAAAGTGCGCCTGAAGGCCTTCCCCGAAGGGCCGTATTACAGGGTCTTCGCTCCGTCGACTGAGGCACCTTCGAGGATCGACCTTGTGATGGAGGGTTCGGAAAGTCCGAATTACGAGACCTGGGACTGGGAGAAAAACCTCGAACTCGTGCCAAAGGAAACGCCCTAATGGGCGTCTTCAGGGCGAACGCCCAGTACATCGTCAACAAAGCGTACCTGATTTCGAGCCCCGCCGACGTCGAAGCTGCCATCGAAGATGCGCGGTTCCGCTTGACCGCGAGCGCTCTGGTGGGTATGCTCGTAGGTGTTGTCGTAACATCCACCGCAGTACTTCTCATGCTGAAAGCAACTGGAAAACTATGACCAAAACCAAGACGAAGACTCTCACCCTCAAGCAAGTCCTCCGCGAGGCTCGTAAGCTCATCCTGAAGCACGGGAACTGCAAGGGCCTGGCTGTCGACGAACAGGGCCGATTCTGCGCCCTCGGTGCCATCAACCGAATCACGAACACCTTCAGCATTGCGACCGACAGCAATGCAGCGAACAACCATGCCCGCATGTTGCTGGCGAATGCCATTCCGGGTTCTTCCGTTAAGTATCATGACCCTACCAGGGACTTCCAGTACGCCACCAATCGCGTCATCACGTACAACGACGCTCCCGGTACCCGCAAGCGTCAAATCGTCAGGCTGTTCGAACGCGCCATCGAGGAGGCGAAGTAATGGAAATCACAATTTCGGCACGAGGTACTGTCGAGCCGCCCAAGTACGTGAGCGAAATGGGCGTCTACGTCGCCGGTAAGTTCGAGGAGGTCGACGCCGTCCGCGCAGCCCAGGCCGCCCTTCAGGACGCGGGATTCGGGATTACCCACGACTGGACGGGTGAGTCCACGGCTGGCAAGTCGCCCGAGGAAATCGGACCGTTTTTGGCAATTTGCGCCGAAAACGACTACGTCGGCGTGACCGAAGCCGATGCGGTGTTGCTGCTCAACCACGACCGCGCCTTCGGAGCCATGGTTGAGATGGGCATGGCAATCGCCAGGGGCATCCCGGTGTTCGTCGTTGGACACAAAATCCGCGACAACATCTTCTTCCACCTGAACTCCGACTTCGGGGTCTACCTCTTCGACACCGTCGAGGAAGCCATCCAGGCCCTCAAAGACATGCGCGCTGCCCTCGACGGCCTGACTGACGGCTAAGCCATGTCAAACCAGCCCAGTTGGGACGATGTGATGCGTACACTGGCGGATATTGCCAATCCGGAGCCCGCCAGGACCGTCCCAGTTGAGCCCGAAGAGAGCGACTCGACCGACCCCGCAAGTGGAAACATGCGAGATTGTTACATTTGCGGGTGTCGGCTCGACATGCCTGAGCACATGATTTACCGTCGGGCAAACGCCCGATACGTACTCAGTACATGCATGCCGTGTGCCGACCAATACATTCTAGACACGTAATCTTTGCGGTATGCCACCCGCAATTGATTTCGGCCCCCAGCTTTCGTCCCATGAAGACCGCCTCCAACGAGTTGAGGCGAACTCAGAAGAGACGCGTGTACTTGTCGCCGAGATCGGCACGAAAATCGACCACTACGAACAAGTCCACTCGCGTAGTCGAGCGGAACTGTCAGACAAGATTCAAAGCGGCTTTGAGCGCATCAACGAAGACCAGAGAACCCTTCTGGACCGTTTGGAGGCGCACGCCGCTGACCTGCGAGACCACAAGTCCCGCATCGAAATCACCGAAAAGCACATGAATGAGGCCCAGGGCCGGGCGACCGCCCGCATGGATGTCCTCAAGAAACTGGCGATCGGCGTGCTGCTCGCTGCGTGTGGCGTTCTGGGTACCAAGCTCGCAGAGACCCTGGTGAACCCATGACTCCCGAGAAGCCCGTAAAGCGCCCTGACGATGGCGGCTACAAGTCCCGCAAGCTCACGCTGGCGTACGTAGCCCTGGTCCTGATGACCGTGGGGTTCTTTGCGACCGCTCGTTGGCCGAGCTTGGCGTCGACCTACATGGAATTCAACATGGCGGTATTGGCTGCGGCTTCAATCTACACTGGCGGTAACACCCTCAGCAAGTGGATTAACGCTCGCAAGGTGGCAACGAAGAAGCCGAAGTCGCCAGCCGCGCCACCACCTGGGAAGTAACTTCAACGTCCTGTCGTAATCATGCTGCGCGCGACGTGGAGCGAATACCCAGCCGTCAAGATTTTGAATGCGACCGAGTCCTTGGATTCGTCGCTCACAGCCCGAAACCCATCAAGAGCTTGACAGCCTTGGCGTCCAGGCGCTCTTCTTCAGTCATGGGACCCGCGCCAAGTAGCTTGGCGAGGTCTTCGACGAATTCGTCGGCCCTGAAGCTGCAAACGACTCTGCCGGAGCCATCGGACTTCTTTGCCAGAATGCCAAGTTCGATTCCCACCGAGGCGTCGGCTTCGATAGCCTCTTCGATGGCGAACCTCAGGTGAGGCAGTATTTGCAGCATTTTGTTGCGGATTTCGTCGTTCATGGTTCCCCCATTGCAATCTGCGCCAAAGCAACTGCCATCAACAGCTTGTCGCTCCGTCTACGTCCGACGTATGTCCGCCTGAAATCGTCCTCGCGCAAGGCCTCTTCGTGAGCAGCCTCGATTTGCCAGCACAAGCAGAGCTTGCGCTTTTTCCCCGAACCGCAAGGACAGGGCTTGTTGCGGTCATTCGCCATACCGACCTTATATCAACGAAGGTCCCACTGGTCAAGAGCGCGGCGGCGCCTTTCGGCCTGACGGTACAAATCCGGGTCGCCGTCCAGGGTCACCCGGGCGTCTGGAGTCGTAGTAACAAAACCCGACCAGTTGCTCGAATTCCTCAGCATGATTGTTCCGGACTCCAACTCCAGTTGTTTTGGCCCCACGGAGCCCGCCTGGCGGTCCAAGGTCGAATCTTCGTCCATGAACCCTAGTTCGGCCCTGATTTGGAGGAACAAGTGTTCTACGGGCCTCCTGGAGCACCAAAGCCCCATTCCGTTGGCCCTGTTGATACGCCAAACCAGGGGGACTTCGTACGAAATTCCCTGGTACCTTACGAACTCGACCGCTCGCGTGAGACAGTAACCGTTGATTTTCCCACGAATGCGGAGCACGTAGTCGCGGATCGCCCTGTCATGGTCATAAACGTCGAGGCGGTAGCCTTGCTCCATCAGGAGGTCAAAGGCTACCGCCTCAAATCCATCGTTGCCGGGGTGTTCGGACTCTCGTTGAGGCTGGGGGCTCACGGGTCGAATCTTAGCAGAACCGTCCTGTGAAGTCCGTCAAGGGGCTGGTTGTGCTGGTAGAACGGCACGCCGCCACAGGTCCTGCGCATGTTGGCGATTTCCTTCTGGCCCGCAGCCAAGCTGCGCACACATGCACCGCAGAGCTTTGGGTCAATCCCACCCGTTGCTGGGTGCCACGGGGATCGGCACATCGTGCAGAGGTCGTCCCCCGTCGCCTGAATCTTCATACGGTGCCGGAGCAGGAAGCTGGGGTCGTTGCTCTTCCCGGTCGCGTCTCTCAAGTTTTTGGAGGTCATCGATAATCCAGGCTGGAGGGGTCATGTGCTGTAGATTATGCCCAAAGGAAACTCAGATTACCAGCGTTAAATGTAATCTGCAAGCTTATGAGGCTTCTAATCGCTCTTGTTGTGTTGTTTGTTGGGATGTGCTGCGCTCCTACCAAGTCGGTCACGAAGGCCGATTTGAAGTCTGCTGAGCCATATGTCCCGCGAATCTCGCTGGTTGGCAGCATCGACGAGGATTCGGTTGCCGCTGTAACGACCGCCTTGCAAGCCGTAGCCAAGGAGAATCCCGAAGCGGTCGTCTTCGAGATTGACTCACCAGGCGGTGAAGTCGGCGCAGGCCTGCAGCTTGCGAAGGTCCTGGAAGACTATCCGGTCCGCCTGATTTGCGTCGTCGATGGAGACGCGGACTCAATGGCATTTTTCTTGCTGCAGTCCTGTCCCGTGAGGTTGATGACCAAGAGGTCTTCCCTCATGATGCACAGGCCGTATCTGGTCATCAATCGCCCCGCCTCAGACCTCGACGACCAAGACCGCGAGAACATCGAGGCCAGGATGACCGTCCTTGCACACGCCATGTTTGAGCACTACGCCCACCGAATGGGTACCACCGCTGAGGCTCTTGCCATCAAGGTCCCCGGCAAGAAGACCTGGTGGATGGGGTGGTCCGAAGCCGTATGTGTCAACGCGGTTGACGGCGTCGTGCAATCGGTCCCAGGGGTCCTTGCCTCGTTGCGGTCGGCCGGTGCCCTCCCAGAAGTCACGGGCTGTAAATAAGCTACGCAACCACTTCGTGGATCCACTTGATGGTTTTGTAGACATCCTTGGCAATCAAGGACTGAACCAGGTTGTACCCGCCACGAGACACGGTCAAGACTCTGACTGAACTCGGTCGGTATTCCCGGATGGCAAAAATCCAGAGGTCTGCGGCGATGCTTTTGCCACGCAACTTCGGAATGACCCAGGTCCCCTTGGCGTTGAGCCGTCCGCGCTTTGTCACCGTGAAACGGAAGTACCCGATGATGTTGTCGTCGGCGTCGTACGCAACAACCGCTTGTTTTGCGCTAAGGCCGATGAGGCGGTTGTTAAAGAAAGCGAGACCTGACCGCGAGAGCTTTCCTTTGAACTCAGAGTCCTCAGGCCAATAGCTCGTCAGCGGGTGCTTCTTGGGTCCGAAGCTCTTGATTTTCACGTTCTCGTTGCTCCAGCATCCTGTCAAAGTCGTACTTGTCGCAAATGAGGGCGTTGCAACCTTCACAGAGGGCGAAGTCGCCCCACAACTGACAAGCACCTAGGGTCGTGAGTCTGCGGCAAAAATCACAGTTGATTTGCTCGCCGTTCCAAACGATTCTTCGGTCATCGCGTTCTCGGTCCACGGTACTCTTTCACAACGGCTCGGCCCCAATCAATCTGGGCCGAGTTCGGGTCAATGACGTTGCCCTGCAGTCAGCCGCCGAAGCCCATCTTGCGCCTGGGAGCCGTGGTCTTGTCGCCGCCCTGCCAGCCAGCGTCATACGCCTTTTGGTAGACCGTGGCAAGCGAACACGCAGGCAGAACGTCGTCCTTGTCGGTCAGGCGCTTGAAGACCGCTGTCGCCGTGTCGGAGTCAAGGTCGCCGACCACGACGTGGGTCGAAAGGCGGCCGGGCCTGAGGATTGCCGCGTCGAATTCCTGGTGGTCGCGGTTCGTGGTAGCGACCACGCGAACGTCGATGGCGCTGCCGATGATGCCGTCGCCCAGGTTCAGGAGCGAACTGATGGTGCTCGTGTCACCTTCCCGACGAGGAGCCAGCGCATCGTCGGCGTCTTCGAGAATCAAGACGATGGGGTCTTCGTCCATCTGGGCACGGAACTCGACCAGGGCGGCCATCCCCGAGGGGTCCAACAGCGCCGCCAGGGCCTGCTGGGGGACGACGACGAACACGGCGCTCTTCACGTTCCGGAGCAGGCCACGAATCAGGTAGGTCTTGCCAGTGCCCGGGGGGCCCGAAATCACGCTCAGGCGGCCACGGGGAACCTCGTCAACCAATTCCTTCGAAATGCGCTTGAAAGCGTCCCGGACCGCCGGAGTGTAGTTCTCGGGAATCATGTCGGCCCCGCCCTTGCCGATGGGCTGGAACTTGGGCCCATCCTTCGTCATGGCCATCATGTACACCGTGCCGTCGTGCTGGCGCCGCTCGCAGTGCTCGATGAACCACTCAGCCAGTTCGTCGATGATGGCAGGGTGCATCGTGGTGAGGCTACAATCGACGTTTTCTTCCTTGGCCTCTTCCGGAGTCGAGGGTCCGGCCAGACGAGCGAATGTATTGTAACCAAGGTAGGTCTCGGCGACGGTCGTAACCGCAGGCTCTTCGTCATCGGGCACGTGCAAGTACTTTGACTCAGAGACCTTCCTCAGAGAGTCGTCGTGTTTCTTGATGATGGCGAGGAGTTCCTCGGACCAGTTGACGTCCCGGTATTCCTCTTTGAGGAACATGCTCAGGTTTATGTTCTGACCCGAACCGGTTCCACGTGCGTGGGCCGCAGCGGACATGGCAATCGTGATGTAGTCAAAAGTGACGATGCGGTCAAGATTGATGTTTTCCATCCAGGACGTCGTGGCATCTGCAGCGGACTTAGTCATTTTGGGTGCTTCCTCTTCGTGGCCAAAAAACAATTCGTACAAATCGTCGCTCATCGGATCTTCGCTCATCGGATTTTCCGCAAGATGGCCGTGTGCCACTTCAGCGAGCTTTCCAGAGTTGCCAGACCTTCTTCGGTCGGCACGTACCCCTTTGGAGTCTTGACCAAATACCTCAGGGCCAAGAGGTTCTCGAAAACGGCCCGAAACCTTGAATGAACATAAACGTACGCATCTTCTGATGCGATGTACGCCGCGAAGCAGATTGTATCGCTATCCCGAGGTCCGAAAGTCCGTGCCGAATGCATCAGCAAGAGTTCCTGGGCGTCGAAGTAGCGTCCTTCAATCATTAGTAGTAACCGTCGTGCGTATGGGCCAGACGCTCAAAAACCAGCGCAGCCAGTTGTTGGCTGATAGTATCAGTATCCGGCTTGACTGGCAAGGGGCTCTTCGCTTCGACGTCGGCCCAGGACTTGGTGTGGGCCTCGAACTCGCTGACAATGCGGTCCCAAGGCACCTCGTTGCGGCGGATCTGCAAGAAGAACTCCCGGTCCTCGGGGCGTCGAACCCGCAGCTTGCCCGTCAGGAGCGTCTCGGCGCCCATACGAGCGAGCCTGACCAGGTGCATGGTGTCCTTGCCGTCGTACTGGTATGGGTCGTAGACCGGGAAGTCGCGACTCTTCAGGACCCGCATGTAGTTGCCCTTGGCGTAACCCATGTAGGTCTTGGCGATTTGGCGGCTCAGGAAAGAGTCCCGAAGGTCGAGGATCGACTGGGCGAACGGGGTCTTCTTGACGATGCAGTCGTCGGGCGCGAAGGCGGTTTCGATGACGTTGGGGTTGGCCTGGCAGCACAACTTCACGTAGTGCCGGATTTCCCAAAAAGCCTCGTCCCGCTCGGCGGTGTTCGTGACGGCAGACCGGCTGGTGTCGATGCCACAGGTCTCACGGAGAGTGGGCATGAAGAACCCGCGCTCGTCAACGTCCGACGTCGGCAGGTTCGTACCATACATGTAACTACCTGCCCTTACTACGAATTCTGGGGTCATCAGTCGATACCCCCGCCGCTGTCGAAGGTACCGCCATCTGAGCCGCTGTCGTAGCTTGAGCCGCTGTCGTAGCTCGAACTCGAATCGGAAGACCCGTAGTCAGACGGGGTGGGGTCAGAGAACTCCGAGACGGTCGACTGGTGGTACGACGAAGTCGAACCGGCCTCGGTCAGGACGCTTGCGTACAAATACGTCGTCACGGGGTCTAGGGTGGGGTCGGGGCTCGGCGACGGGCTAGGGGTCGATTCAGAACCAGCCCCGTTCAACATCGCGGCGGGGGCACGCCGACCGGTAAAGACTTCTCGCTTGAACGACTCTCCTGGTACAGAGTAAAGAAAACGTGCCGCACGCCGCTCCCTGGCCAACTGGCGGGCCCATGCTCGGTCGGCACGAATAGTCTTGACCAGGTTGACCGCGAAGAAAATCAGCGCAAAGAGCGCGAAGACGGCGATAATCGACATCAGCATCGCCGCACCCAAATCGGAATTATCAATCATTTGATCTCCAGGAGAACCGTGTGGAAAGCGCGCCACAACTCGTTGTGAATGCCATGCGACTTGAGGGCGTACTCGAACTCGTCAGCTTCCTTGCGGTACATCTTTTGCTGGCGCTTGTTGTCTGTCCGGACGGCAAACCGCATGTTCGCGATGCGGTCGGCAAGCTTGAGAGCGACGGCGTCAGGGCTTGACTTGATTTTGACGTAGGTCAGTGCCTTGCGCTCAGCCCTGGTGGGCGCGTCTGCATCGGTCACGCACTCGACCAAGTTCGCGACCTTCCGGCCGCAAAAGTACTCGATGGTTGCCAGAGTCAGCCCAGTGTCCTCGACCGCATCGTGCAGCCAGGCCGCAGCGAGCAGGTCCTTGTCGATGTAGTCGAACTCCAACAGGACGTCGACCACGTCGGCCAGGTGCGTGGTGTACGGCGAGTCGTCGTACCGCTGGCCACGGTCGAGATGCACCATGGCGGCCAGGTTGCGGGCCATGGCGACGCGGTCGTTTGCCTTGAACTCGTCGGGCTGCGCAGGCGAAAAGAGCTTGGGGTCGGTCGGAAAAAGCTGAGTCATGGCTGGACCTCGTGTGAGCCGGTGATAGTGAGTTCGTACGTCGAGTTCTGGGTGTTGAACAGAATCACTGCGCCGTCTTCGCCTTCGGAAATACTGACGATTTCGGTCACCGGGGACGTCGCCACGACCCTGAAGTCATTCTCTTCAGTCAACGACTTGGCCGTGACGACGAACTGGCGTCCTTCTGTGGGTCGATTGGTGAACGAGCACTCCACGTCCTTCGTTCGCAGTGGAGCATCTGACTGGAAGTCGGTGATTTTGCCGACCTTGACGAGCTTACCTGATTCCATGACCGTACACCCTTCGCTTGTAGGCTTTGACGATTGCTCTTTTCCGCCTCCGCTCTTCACGCTTGCGGCTACGGCGCTTCTTCTTCGTCTCGATTGGACTGTACCTGTCTCGGCCAGCCTTTGCAAGCTCGTCGCAGCGGTCATTGAAGATGTCGCCCGAGTGGCCACGTACCCACCGCGTACGCGCGTTGGTGACCTTGTAGAGTTCCTGGAGAGCAAGGACGATGTCCTTGTGCGTGTTGGCCTGGTACAGACCCGAAGCCAGGTTCAGGCAGTACGTCGAGTCGGAGACGATTTCGACGTTGTTGCCGATGTGCAGACCCCGGTCAACGACAGCCCTGAGACCGTGCAGGGCGCCCTGAAGCTCGGCGATGTTGTTGGTGCCAACGGGGGCACCTTCTGAGCCTGCGCAGATGATGGTGTCCCAGTCGGTGACCAACCAGCCCCAGCCGATGGGACCGGTCGAGTTGCCTACTGACGAACCGTCGGCGTACACTGAGATGGTCTTGGGCTGAATCATGCGGTCAGTTTAGCATGCTTTTGTCGACAGGTCCAGGCTCCACCGCATCAATTTCTTCTTGGGTCGTCGTTCCAGCTTCCTTGAAGGCCTGGATAATCGCTGGCTGATAGTCCTTGATGACCTGGAACCCAGGTTTGAGGTGCTCGGGTGCGCGGTCGTCAGACGGGTCAAAGAAGGTCCCGTTCACCAGCAAGGTGGCCTTGTCGAACAGGGCGCTCGAAATGACACACGGGCAAGCTTGCGCGCCGGTCGAGGCGAGGGTCCACGCCCAAACAGCCAAAACCTCCAGCAATTCGTCGTAATACTTGACGCTTACTTGGACCGCCTTGGCCATTTCGTTGCGGTCGGTTCCCATTCCGATGGTGAACGCAAGGTCGATCGCGCGCTTGGTGGCAACCATGGCCTTGAGGACCTCGACCTCGGTCGTCGACAAGACTGGAATTCGGAAGACGCTCATGTGATTCCCAAGACCTCTCGGTAGTGACGGTGGGCTGCTTTCTTTTCTGCTTCGCGTCTGGCTGCGTTCTGGCGTTTTTCTTCTTCGAGGTCTCGGGCGCGGCTCGCGACTTCGGCTTCGTAGATGTCGGTGAGTTCTTTGGGCGCCTTGCCTGAGGCATCTTCGGTGTGACAGTAGAACAACACATCGCCAACGGGCCCCGTCGGGTTCTTGAGAGTGACCTGGCCGAACGTCACGCCCCTACAGTGGTGGCCGAAGTCCGCATTCACGCAGTAAATCGGGCCCGTGTGGACTTTGGCCTTAATCGGCAGGGCATTCTTCAGGTGAGCGAAACGATTGGCCATTTCGCCCAAGGTCATCGCTGCGTCCCACCTGTCCTGCACCAAGGATTGCGGATCGATGGGGTAAATGCCATGAGAACCGACCGACACGTAGAGTCCGGAGTCTACTCTGCGCTTCTCGCAATTCAGGCAGTCCATGTGGGTACTTGCGTACCACTCCAGGTCGGACGAAGCCGTTTCAGGATTTGCAAGATAATCGCATTTCGCGTATCCAGGCGCGAGGATGCCGGTGTCTTCAAAGAGGTGCTCTGCCGCGAAGTTGCAGTGCATGATGAAATCGTTGGTCTCGCGCCGGAAATCCTCTCTGGAGCGCTTGTCCATGATTTTCGCGGGCGGCTTCACGATTTTGATTTTGTAGTACCCATGAAGCTCTGGCACATAGTTCCACTTACCTGCCAACTTGGCGTACAGTTTCTTGGTCGCCTCGAACGAGCGTGCCAAAATCGCGTGGTTCCGGTCGCTCGGGTCTTCGTAGATGAGCAGATGGAATTCTCCCGTAAGGTTCGGGAACTTGACGATTGGCGGGTACCTTACTTTGAATTCCTTGAAGTCCATTTTCAGAATCTTTCTTCAGCCCAGTAAGGGCTATCATTGGGCTTGAGGTTAAGCAAGCAGAAATCGCGAACCATTCTGCGCTGGATTTCAGTCGGCCGCTTAGCTTTTACTGAGTCTTCAAGGTCCGAGTAGTGGAAAAACCACTGGGTGCCCTCATCCCAGCCGCCGTTTTGAACCTTGACCCACCCCTGGGTCTCCAGGGTCCGTTCGTCGTAGCACTCCTTTTCGTTGCGCCAAATAATCGACGCCAGCCACGAATGCTGATGGTACTTGCAGGGGTAGAACTGGCCTTGGGGACTCAGCCAGCCATTGGTACCAGTAATTCCGTAGGTGCAGGGCGGATCGACCCGCTCGATTTTTGGGTCGTAGAAGTCTCCCACCAGGCGCTTGCGGCCGTCGATGATGTCGTAGGTCTCTTCCTCGCTGATTACGTCCCCGAACTTGGACTTGACGAGTTCGAGCGCCTCACGTTCGGCGGTAGGTCCGCCGCCGTATTTCATGATTTCTTTCAAGGCGGCCAAGAAGGTCTCAAGCGTCTCTGTCTTGGGCTTCTTGGCGCGCGAGGTCTTCTTGGTGACCATGTTCATTCCTCTTCGTCGGGCGGCTGCAGGGTCTTCAGGAAGGTCTCTTCGTCGGGCAGGGCATCGAAGCTGAACGACGCGATTTCCTTGATGGGGTAGTAGGAATACATCCTTGCGAAGAGCACGCTGTTGGTGCGGTGAGACTTCACCGACTTCTCCATCAAGAAGTAGAAGAAATCACCCTCGACCAGCGGGGTCTGGTTGAAGCCCTTGAAGCACCGAAGCTTGCGCTCGACCAGGTCGACCATGTAAGCCCACTCGCAGAACAGCGAATCCGCAGCGAAGTCGATTTGGTTGTAGACCTCGATAGGACCTTCCGTGTCCGCGATGAAGTCGAGGATCCCGGTGCCAAGGTCCCGGAAGAACTGGGGATGGGTGGCCTTGGTGACCGCTTCGCCCATCTGCTCAAGCTCTTCGAGGCGCTCCGGACTGGCAACTGTGATGCGCTTCACAGCCTGACGGAACTGGCCCTCCAGCATCTGGCTCTTGAGGAACTTCAGGACTTCGAGGCCGTTGCCGGACGGGTAACCGTCCCACTGGCCGTACTGCCCGAAGAGAAGGTTTTCGTCACGAACGATAGTCAGGTTGCGAGTTCCCATGTGCTACTCCTTGAGTGGCAAAATTCCACGTTGAATGTTCATCGTTTACGGCCGCCAGCCAATACCCTACGACTTCGCCATCCAGGACAACGAACGAACTACCCTCCCCGCCCTCGTTTTGCATGAAATCGATGATGGCGGGGAGGGTGTCGTCTGTGACACCGCAGAACATTGACTCGTCAGTCAGAAGGTTGGTGTACCTGACCTCAAGTCCTTCAGCGGTGGTGTGAAGGTCCCAGCGTGCTTGCATTTTAGGGCCCGATTTTGACGCAAGAAATTCCGCTCTGGGAGGTAAAGACGCAGTTGAAGTAGCAAACGACGCCAGTCTTCGGGTCGACGTTCTTGCAGACCACGTTGTTGCTGCCCGTGGAGGTACCCGACTGCACGCATCCGGAAAGCATCAGCATCGCTACGACGAACAACGTTTTCATTGTGCCGCCTTTCGAACTCGCTTTTAGCACTTATTGACGTCCTTGGCAAGCATTAACCACCAGCCGCATGCCAAGCTCGCAAGCGACTTACGCAAGCGGCCAGTTTTTGGCGGGCACCTGGGAGGTCCTGGACCCACTCGTCGGCGGCTTTGAGGACCGCGTTTTCGATTTGAATCAAGTCCGCAGGGCGGCGCTCGATTTTCTTCTTGACATCTTCGATTGCGAAGTACGCGAGCAAGACGAAAACGAGCGTCAGGAAGTAGAACAAATTGGCCACGAAGTAGCCGTTGGCGAAGAAGTCGCTCACTTGGCCGCCCCGTCCATCGCGGCGAGGACTGAGCGCGCGGCGAGGCATTCAGAGTCGTAGCAGTTGGAGGAGTCGCAGTCGGAGCCGCACCGAACGGCCTCGCACACCGCCCGCGCCGCGTGCACCTGCGCCCGCAGCGCGCCGCGCTCAGCCTCGACTCCCTCAAACTCCAGCGTCAGTTCCTTGCCAGCCGCGCGAACCATCGCCAACTCGGCGGTGAGGTCCGCGTAGGCCATCTCCTGCTCTGCCGCGTATCGCTCAGCGTCTCGAAGCTGTCGACGCCACTCGTCGCGCTCGGCCTCGGCTTTCTCGCACGCCTTGGCCGTTGCCGCGAACAGCGCCTCGCTCCGCTCCAACTCCGCGATGCGGTCGGCCAGCGGCGTCGCGGAAAGAGTAACAGTGCGCACCGCTTCGACAGCCAGATAGACGCCATCGCTTTCACACTCCATCGGGTTCAGCGCATCAATCGCCTGCACGCACGCCTCCCGCTGCTCCTCCCTGGCCGCCGCAACGGCCGCAGCCCTGCGCGCGTCCTCGCCGTCGATGTGCGCGAGCAGAACGTCGAACTCCCACGTTTGGAGCGCCATCGTCGGCCCGGCAGTCGGCAGCGCCTCCCGGATTCGGGCCTTCACCACAACCAGTGCCGCCGCCTTCACGTCGTCGTTCATGTGCCCTCGCTCTCGTGTTCGCCGCGCACACCGAGCGCCGCAATGAGGGCAACCAAGAAAAGCCACAGTTCCCAGATGTACTCGTTGACAAATTCCGCCAGCGTCATCACTCCTCCTTTGCGTGCTCGCCACGCGCAATAGCATCTGCCGCGTCGCCGACCCATGTCTCATCGTCCGCCTCGCGCAGCCACGCCACCACACACGCGCGCTCGTCCGCGACGCCTCGGGCGTAGTCGACGCTGAGCGCAGCACGGTCGCCGCGGCGCACGTAGCCTTGC